CTTTAAGCAGTTAATTAAGCTAAAAGCTTAACCTCCTTGTGTACCATAAATTCCACGAGGGTCAGACCAGCCAAAGCTGTATCTTTCTCTCGCTTTATATCTAACGTTTCCAGTATCGAAGTCACCTTCCATAGAGGTTGCGATAGGGGCTCTCACAAACATTTTAAGTCCGTTTGGAACGTCAGTTAATAGCCACCATGCATCTGTGTCAGTTACGTAGTGATTTACTACATAACCTTCTGGGATCATTCCCATATTTTTCATTGCATTGATGTTATTATCTGCGCTGTTGCTTTGTAAAGGGGAATTTAGAACTCTGTCAGCAATAAATTGCGTATTGACAGGAATTACTAATTTTCTTCCTTTAGCAGCTACTTTTAAACCTCTTTCATCAATAAAACTTGAAACGTCAATGAGTCCAGTTTCTAAAGATGATTCATTTAGGTCAGCGTCCGTAGTTGGTCTATTTGCCCAAGTACCACCCTGCGTAGTTGCATGGTTTGTAGTACAAAGCATAGATCCATCACCACCAAGGTAACTAGAACTAAATGAGTTGTTTAAAGTTGCTGCAGCTTTCACTTGTTTTGTGTTAGCCATTGAGCGAGCTAAAGCTCTTGTATAACGAGCCGAAAGCCTATCATACAAGTTATCTTCAATTGCTTCTTCAGTGATTGCGAATGCTAAAGCAACAGTTTCGTTTGTATAGCGCGAAGTGAAAGCTTCTTGTGCTTGATCATAAGCGATCGAGCTACCTTCAGGTTTTACACCTGCACTACCAAAACCAACTAACATTACTTCTTCTTCGAATGCACGATCAGATGATTCAATTGAATAAATTTCTTCATGCTCACGGTCATAGCGTTCGTACTCCAGGCCAAATAGGGCATTCAAACCTGGCTCTAACTCTTTAACGAGTTGCGATCTTGATATAGCCATTTTTTATTCTCCTATATTCCTGTTAAGGTTGTGTACGCATGCTCGTTGATTCTTACAACAAAGTTTACGTTATTAGACGATATATCATTGTTGTCCACATCAGCGGTTACATCCACAATTCTTAACTGTTCAGCAGTAGCTGCCGCGTTTGGCGCGTCAATTTTGCATGAACTTAATCCTGAAGTCGAGTTTCCGTTTGCATTTCCAGCTGCATTAGCGTTTGCTCCTATAACGGCTTGACCAGTTGTTCCAGCCACTGATTGACATTCAAACAAAGTATTAGGATCGTCATAGACTTTCACTTCTACTTCTGTTTCATTATATGTCTCAGTTGAAGCAGGCCAGTATCTTGCGAATTTTGGACTGCCTTCTGAATCAGTGTAATAAAATCCACCACAAACACCTAGGATATTAGCACTCGAATTATCGGTTGCTGTTGTAATATATCCGTTAGCTTGTAAAACCACAAGACTGCCTGTGTAGATTGCTGAACCAGCGTCGGTTGCCATTTTATAGGTGCTAAAGCCTGAGCTGTTGTAAGTCGCACCAAGCGTTTTAGCTGGGCGAAGTCCAAAAGCGGCGTTTATATTAGCCATAATATACTCCTAAAAATGATTTGAATTCTCTAGTTTCCAGACTCATTCTTTCCTCTAGTTCCTCCAAAAGTTACACGACTTTGCCTTTCCTTATGGATAGGCATGCTTTTATGCTCTTCTTTGAATAGATCTCTATCCACAGATTCCATTTGATCTGTTGTTTGTCTCGAAAAATATTTATTTCTTGACTCAATAACTTCAATTGGAACACGAGCTAGCAATAAGCCACCAATTCCGATAACACCTGCATGTTTCCCATCTTCTTGAGTTGGGAGGTCCCAGTCTGGATATTCGTCTGCTCTAACAAGTTCGTATCCTTGTCTTAGCCTACTGATAATATTTTGGTTATCTTCATATCCCCTGGCACTTGCCCTTAACCAACGGTGTTTATATCCGTCGGGCGCAGGAGGTGCCTCCAAATTATTCGGTGGTCTCCATTCTGTCGGTCGAATTGTCTTCTCGCGCAGATTGGCATTGCGGGGAGTTTTGTCAACAACAATATCTTCTTCTATCTCTATATCTGCTAAAGTTGATTTAGCAGGAGATTTTTTATTTATTTTTGTCATAGCCTACTCCTTCACGTATTTGGCATATTCTTGCAAAGACACTCCAAGTTTTTTCGCAATAGCGACTTGGCTTGGTGATAACTTCACGGTTTTGCGTCCAGATTTGCTTGATGTTCGGGATGCAGAGGCGACAGCCTGAACGGGTCTGTCACTGCTGGTAGTATTATCCCCAAATTTATGGGGAAAC